TGACATTATCCGTATAACCCACTCTCTTTAACTCGTTGTGGAATACTCCAAGGATTCGTTACACCTGAAGGCGTAAAAAATGAACCGCCACCACCTTTATTCGCAAGCCCCTGCCCAATAAAAGACCCTGCTAAACCAGCAACTGCGCTAAGCTTCTTATTTTTTACCATTTGTTTATCTGCTAATCTAGAAAGCTCAACTCCAGTTTGAGTTCTGGCTGCTTGTGCTAAACCTGACGCAGCATCAGCTCCTTGCTGATTAGCTATACTAAGTACATTAGTTTGTAACTTACCTTGAATTTCTTTACCTTGTGTAGTGGCTCCACCCATTTGAGCCATATAGCCTTGGGTATAATCAGCTGCGTCAGTAGTACTTCTAGCCCCTCTAAGATTAAGATTTGCTGTAAGAGCTTGTGAAGTATCCGCAGCGGCTCGATTACGCAATATATTTGTTGGGTCTTCAGACGTAGAAGCATCCCGCATTTGTTGAAGAAGCGGGTCATACTTCTGTTTAAATCTTTGATATTGAGCCATCGCAACAGAAGCAGAAGCTTTCTCTGTTTCGCTTGCTTTATAAGCACTTTTTTTAGGTTTGCTACTCATACCCGCCTCGAATATATAGTTGTATCAATTGACCATCCTGCATCAATTAAATACTTACTTATCTCTTTTATCTTTGATCGTAACTCCAGTTTTGCATATCCATTTTCTTTAGCTATATCCAGAAAGAACTGTGTATGGACTAAACCAACTTTATTACCCCTTGTAGGAGTCCAGCCCAACCAAAGTAATAAAGTCTTTTCAGAAGTAAACTCATCTACTTCAGTAGTTGTAATACAAAACCCACCATCTGCGATCCATAATGCAGCCTGATCAGTTACGCAAAGAGCATATACATCTTCTACTCTAAAAGTTAAGGTCTTATCAGCATAAAGAATTTCCTCTAAACCGATTTTCACCCAACCCCATTCCTTTCTTATATCACCAAGAACAGGTTTACTAATATTTGTCCCAACTTGCTCTTCGTCTACGGGATGAAGGTTGGTAATAGCCACCATATTTTACTTTCCTTGCAACAGGTTGATCTGCAAAACTAGCTTTTCGGTCTGCAAAAGTAAGACCTTCTTGGAATAACTGATTATAAATATGAGCCGCATTATAATCAGTCCAATCTTTACTAGGCGTTCTTAACAAACGAACCAAAGTGCCATTAACAATGGCATCTCTATAATCGTTCATTACATCAGCGTCACAACTGGTAGACGAATGAGTCGGCTTTAAGATAGCCCTCATTCTAACGCTATTAGTTTTTGTTACATCAGGAACCGGAGCCAACCAGAAAACGGCTTGGCTTTGTTTAATGTAATAAATCGGAGTACCGTAATAATTTGAATCCCGCCATTTCGGTTCCCGTTCTTCTAATAAGGAAGAACTGATAGGCTCTAGATCATCACCATCATACGTTACCCACAATATCTTATGAACAGCCGTCCCATTAGGAACTTCAAAGTCATATTCATAAGTACCAGAGACAGTAGTAATTGGGTCCAGTTCGTATTGATAGACTTCTGCTTTTTCACACAGCTCTATAACTGCACTACGAATAGACCTTTCAATCAACGTATCTGTACAGCCTGGAACCATAGGTATGATTTCAGATAACAAATCTTCGTAATTAATTGAAGCCATACATTAGTTACCCATCATCGGGTTCTGAACCAAATCTGGACGAGCTTCCAGATTAGGAGAAGTCATCGCATCGATCTGAGCCTTACCAGTAACTGAGGTCAGGAACAATTGAAAATGAGACTGTGCTCGTTGTTGATTTCCTGCGTACTCTGCTTCTTTCATATACGCCATATATATTGTGTAGTTCATTACAGCATTAGCAAAAATATCAGGTAAACCAAGATTACCTGAAGCAGTTACTATAGATGGATTCGAGCTATATATAATTTCAATAAAAGCATTTCCATCCACACCTGGATACACATAAAAATTACGAGGGTTAGTTTCCTCATAGACATAATGCTTAACAGTAGTTCCATGTTCAGAATCACCTGTAGATGCAGGGTCATGCCATGAAGGAACTTGAGCATCAAGAATTTCTTTATCTACAATACGGATAGAACGACCGCCATTTCCATTAGATGCTGCACTCATATTTCGTACAATACCTAACAAGCGATTACCGCCAGCAGGGATTGTTTGCTTAGTCCCAGTAGCTAGAGTAACTGTTTCATTAGTCGCTAAAGAATCAGGCTTTAACAAAACAATTTCTCTTTGAGCATCATTTATCCAATCAACCAGCTCACCACTAGTCCATCGAATACCACTAGTATCTTGTAAAACTAGTTGAACTTTATCTATTACACTCTGGACAGTAACAGCCATATCTTCACCCTATAAATTTAAAGCGGCTTCCCAGGCAGCTTCACGTTCAGCAGTTTTAATAATCCTGCCAACCGCTTTATTTATTACTGCTGCTTTAGGAGTGCCATTAGTTTTAAAATTCTCTGGGTTCCCTTCCTTAATCAGTTTCTCCATAACAACTACAACATCAGATACGTCTGATTTCTTTTCAGTCCATGCTTCATCAATATTTGGAGTAGAAGGATCATCACCTATGTACTGACCATCTTCATCTCTAGCTCTAACTTTTTCAGTTATCGTATGTAGCGGTTTTTGTCCAACTTCTTTCGCCCCCATTTGAAGAGCGAGAAGCGAAATGCTTTCAGATAATTCTCGTGGTTCGTTAGCGGATAATAAAACTACAGCACCCCAATCCGTTGCAATGCGTAGATCTTTTGTAGAAACAATTATCATAATTTAGCCTTTTTAAGATTTTTAAAAAACCTCTCCAGCCTCAAGGAGGAAGACTGGAGAGGCCAACCGCCTAAATTATACAGCTGTATCCAAGCAAATTACGCCAAAGTCTTCAACAGAACCATTATAGTCACTGTTGTACTTGGGCTTGCGAAGACCAAAGATTTTTCCGATTGAGATACCAGCTTGGTTTCCATAATCGAAAGTCTCTTCAACGACTTCGGGATTACCGATGTCAGCCATAGCAAGAGCTTGTGCTCCACAGAACAATGCTCGCGCACCGTTTTGATCAGCATCAGCACCCCACTTATAGCCTGCAGCACCAGCGTTCGCGCTAGTACCAGCAGTTGCACCTTCAGTGCTAAACACATGACGGAACTCATGGACCATTACGCCATCAACCATCAGCGAAGAACTTCCGCTAAAGAGCTGGTTGCTAGGACCACGAACACCTGCGTTTCGCACGTTAGCCAGGAAATCTGAATCTAATTTCAGATCAGCCATCTGCTGTGGAGTAACAAACAAGTGGAACACTTCTTCATTACCTGCAGCACGAATACCACGAAGGTAGTTGTCTTTGGCATAAGCCTTCAACTCTACAATTGATCGATAGGTAATAGTGTCAGCAGCAGCTATTTCTGTGGTGTCACCTGCAACTAGGAAAGAAGTAGCATCCCAACGACGATGACGGTTAGTAGTAGGAGCAGAAACATCAGAAGCAAACTCAAGATCAACAAGCTCATGTCCTGTAGTTCCAGAAGTTGTTCTTAAT